GCAAAAGGACAGGTGGGAAAAATAGTAAAAACTAATTAGTTTTTACTATTTTTCCCACCTGTCCTTTTGCTGTCTATTGTCTTTATCTGAAAAACGGATTACTAACGGAGAAAATATATATATGATACACCCAACTACAAGCAATATGGCGAACAATACGAATCCTAAGAAGCAAACGATTACCTTTACGCAAACCTATGTTTGCGAGATGACCTATAAGCAGTTCAAAAATCAGTATGAGTTTACTGATGATGATACTGCTTTGAAGGTTTGGAACAAGATGTTAGAAAATACTGATGGAAAGCATCAGTTTGATGATTACGATGATATCTATAATGATACATTTTATTTGTGTATTGACGAAGTTGTAGAGGAAGCAAAGGAAGATATTAAAAATGAAGATGGATTTGAGAATTGCGATTGTGGATACATACATCATTATGAAGATAAATGCCCTCGTGGAACGCAATGCGAAATGTATGAGAAATGGAGAGTAGATGACGCAGAGGACAATAAACAAAATTAGGAAAAAAGTGTGCGAGGTGGAGTATATTTCAAAAATCAAAACCATATCAAACAAAAACCCAATTGACTTTTTGCCTATGACTGCTTTACGAACGCATATACACTCCATCTCCCACATTTTTTTCCTATAAAAATAATAAATGCTTCGTGTTTTTTTAATACTACTTATTACATCCTCTATGACTCCAAGTATGACTGCTACAATCAGTTCTACAAAAAAATAATAGTTTGAATATATAAATGCCGTCCGCCATCATTGACCGAGTGTATAATAATCTCATTGCGTCTGCGGTGCGTTTGTTTGAAACGCTACGCAGAGCAAAAATGAGTGATGATAGTATTCATAAGGTTCTGCTTGACTTATATGGAACTGCTGTTCTACAACAAGCAGGACTTCTTGACCGCTAATCCTTCTTCTTAATATACTTATGTTGCGTTCCAATTGTATGGGACATTTTCTTACTTATAATTTCTCGCTCCTTATATGTCTCGCCATACTTATGCGTTAAGTAAATATGACGGAGCATTGAAGCACCAATCTTCTTATCAAAGACCTTATTCAGTATTCGTGTAATTGAATTAACGAAATGTAAAGCGTTTCCATTTGTATCTACCAGTAAAGCATTCTCCTTACCTTTCTTCGCAGGATAATTAGGATAATATACTTTTTCAAAGAAGACTTCAATATCGTTTGGAACTGCGAATACCTGCTTACCGAATGATTTTGCGGTCTTAAACTTATTGAATACGAAGTAATACTTTCCTTCAAGATTTTTTAGATTTGGTTTTAGAAGCAAATAGTTCTTATCTTTGCTTAACTTTTCATCATACGGATATTTCTTACTACGAATGATTACCATATCCAAATAATCCTGATTACGTCTCGGTTCATTTGCGGTATAAAGCATTAGGACAAACGCATTCAATATATCGTCCCATTTCTGCGTTTCAACTGCCTTCTTCATCAATTCATTCTGCTTCTTCAATATATCATTCCAATCTATCCAATTCTTCTCCTGCGTTTCAGTCTTAATATCGCTCGGTGTAGTGCGAATATTATTATGAACTTCATAATACAATTTGCGGTATGTATCTAACAATTCAGCATCATTCAGTTGCTCCAATACTCTATTAACAGATTGTAAAATACTATTCTGCGTTTCAGGTTTGTAAAGGGCAAGAATACTCTTAATATTCTTTGTATCTTTCAAGAAGTTGAAATCCTTGATTTCCTTTGTTTCCGCAAGACGCTCAATATTGCGTTTGAATATCTTAATAGAAGCATCTTTTAGATTGCGTTGTTGTTTTATCTTCTCTAAGATAGTATCCAATAGCGACATTTATATCTATTGGATATTATTTTTACGGAAGTAATTATCCATTTTTATTTTATTCATATATTACAAATGACTTCGCCGACTGGACTCTTCAAGACACAATTAGAGCAACAAGGTATCAATCCAACTGAATATCTGAGTATTGCGAGAGCAACCGCATATCATTCTACTGGAAAGTATAACCCAGCACAACTTTATTTCAGCAGTGATGATACGCATAAATTAGAGTATCATTTACCAAATGGAATTGTGCGTTTCGGTAGGTCAGGATACGGAGACTTCATTATATATTCTTTTCTTGAACGGCAAGGACGAGAACAAGGATTAGCAGGTTCTAAACGATTTTCGTATCTTCAACGAGCAAGAAAAATTAAAGGTGATTGGAAGAACAATCCTTATAGTCCAAATAGATTAGCAATGCGTATCCTTTGGAATGACTTAAAGTAGGTCATTATAAGGTATGATATCTTCTAACTCTTTTAAATATGCTGATTCAAAATCACGAAGAAGTGTTAGTAAATCCTGACGCTTCTTTTGTAGAACATACTTGTATGCCTTTTTATATTCTCCTTCTGTTCTTTTCATTTCCTCCACAAGATATCTCATTTGATTTAGCATTTTGCGTAATTCAACCGCAAAGCATTCAAAATTACTATTACTAACAAATAGAGAAGTCATCTGTGTATTTTCCATTTATCTTTACATTAGGAAACATTTTTTTAAGATTTTTACATTAGGCGGTGGTGTGCCTTGTGGTGTGCCTTGCGACGACCACCAGAGTGCGAAGGCATCGCATCACCTTCACCATCTCCGTATCCTACCATTGAAAGACCTGCTTGTAGAGGCGACGGCAAGTGCGGTTTCACCAGAGGAGCAACTACCTTTGCTACGGCAGGAATGTGTGGAAGTGCCTTCTGGATAGCGTGTCCCAGTTTAGACATAAATCCACCGCCAACTGCTCGTTCTACCTGCGAACGAGTCGCAAGAGACGAAATTGGGGCGGAAATAATGTCTGCCTCGTTGAGAATGCCCTTCACCACACGAGAAGTTCCCTTAACACTCTCAAAGAACCCAGAATTAATCGTCATTACATAAATTGTGGGGGTGACCGAATTAGCAGAGTAGTTCGCCAGACCAACATTCAACTGAATTGTGTAGTTGCCGACCAGCGAAGGTGCTTGACCTTCCTGTAAGGCAAAGTCCTTACCAGGACGGATAACCAACATACCGCCAACTCCCTGAGCGATTGACTTACCACTTCCGAGAGACGACCACACAGCATTACCACGACTGAGAGGCAGACGACCACTCCACTGCTGGTAATCCTGCGAAAGTCCATTCTCCACTGACATCTCGTATAACTGCTGTTGCGACATCGTAGACATATAACCAGCGAAGTTGTCCCACTGGATTGAGACAGACTGAACTGGAAGATACCAGTCTCCCTGAGTAGCATCCGAATATGTAGTCGGTTTCGCATACACTACCAGCATATCAGGGATTTGAGGAAGCGTAATCGTCTGCGTAGAATAAACCACATTCGTAGAACCAGAAGAAATCGCAGTGTTGCTCGTCGTAATGTAGCGTGGGAACTCCATATACGGAACAACTGACTTGGGAGGAAGAGGCAGAGACAGAGATGGCGTTAGGAACAGCAAGTCAAGTTTAGAGTTTTGGAAAGCACCACCAGTCACGGAAGTGTTGTAAGAACTCGTTAGAGTAATACCAACACTCGTCCCACCAGTCCCATCACTCGTTAATACCTTCAAGCAGACTGCCTGACGCTGACGAATAAGGCGACACGTTGAAGGGTCTCGCATATTCATCGTCCATTGAATATTCTGGATACCAAAAAGTCCAGTATCACGCTCCTTAACATCGTTGAAGATAAAGGGAGACAAGACCAGTTTCTCGGTAAAGTAAGGGGCAACGAACACATTGATAGAAGTGATTGCTGTTCCAGACACCGCAAGAGTTAGCGAACCATCATCGTTGAAAACAAGAGTAGAAGAGGTGGAAGTCGCAGGAGAACACTCCCAGTATGTTCCAGGAGCATACGCAGAACCAGACACCGCAAAGGTATTTGCTGATGTCTTGGCGACATACGGAATACCAGACGAACTCCACGCTTGTTTGGGGTCGCCACTCGTCCAAGCAGATGAGTTCGGTGCTTCTTCCTGAATTGAGGCACTCTCACCATAAGTTCCATAAGTAGAGTTTACATAACGGAAGTCATCCGTCGCCAAAGCA